CTACTTGAGGGTCGTTGGTTCGCGTCGCGATGGGGACCAATATTATTTCATGCGTGGGAAAGCTTGCCGACTAGCTTACAGAAGGTCGGTGGTTCTACTCAGTGTCTGTATGCGCTGTAACTGTTCATACATGCACTGAGGTATTCCTCCACCATAACAGTCGGACGTCGCGATATGACCTATAATGTGTTAAAAGTGACGTTAAACCCCATTACAAACGAACAAAAACTTCCGATTTTCAAACATGTACAATTGTTTTAGCGGTACCCTTATCTTCACCTTTATTTTATGTATGTCTTACGTGTATTGTTAACGAGTTGATGCATGATTGGCGGTATGTGTGTGTCTGTATGTGTATGAGTGTGCTTTGCTTGAGAGTTGGGTGTATGTTTTGTGTTACGTTTCCTGCATTAGCTTTTTCTTACCTATTTGTAGATGGGTAATATGTGTCAGAGACAGAGTATACACGCGCACCATTAGATAATAAACAGATGTCATACGGCTCTATCTCTATAATCCAATACCACTCTGAATCGTCACCATACAAATTGTGGTGCAATTGCACATAATCACCGACAAACAGTATCAGTATGCTTGGACGGTTCGACATTGTTGCGTCTTTAATATTCATTAGGCAAGCCCTCCTTCAATTAAAAGTATATCACCCATCAATGGCGGATGCCATTTTAACCGGTGTTGAGACAGTACATTATCAAGCCCAACATCTGACCACCATATATCAGTTGCTTCCATGTTTGGCTCCAGCCCGTCCAGTAACCCTTCCTCATTGATTATTAAGTGATCGCCATTTGAAAGATACACTATTTCAATGCGCCCGTCAACAAACTCCTGCATATCCTCCAGCGTGGGTTGTTCCATATCTTTTGTAATTCGCTTTAATACTGTCATGGTTCAGCCTCCTACGGCGATTAGATTTTTGTATTGCTTGGCCATCTTGCGACCGTGGGCGATATACGCCACCGTTTTAATATCCTTAGACCAACACTGACGGCACTTCTTACACTTGCCATCTTGGTCACCTGCTGGACACACTGACAACGCTGCGTTACTGTGTTGCACTGTTTGAATTATTGTCGAACTATTGCGGGCATTCTCTACTACTTCACCGTTTACGCCATCGCTGGATAACCTGACAACCACGTTTTCTAGCGCGTCCATAGTGGCCAATATAGCGCCGAACTTGTCGAATTTGTGCATTCTAGTGGGTAACCAGTGCTTGCACCACGGCGTTGCTTGCATGACCTGTAGAACCTTCTCTGCTAATCCTAGGCTATACAGGTCGCCACTATCGAACCACCTGAAATAGCGTTCCGTATCCAGCTCTTCGACCATCTCATTGACCCATTCGTCACGCTTCCAGTCTTGTTTGTTGCTTACCCGTGGCGCTTTGACATTGGGAAACCTATAGTTACCGTCCGTAGCGTAGCAACCAACACATGCTGGCACTAGGTCGCCGTTGCTATCCGTTGACGCGGGGCAAGTGTCGAGAGCTTCAAGGCTCCACGATTTGCAAGGCATTTTGCTAGGTTTAGATAGTTTAATCATAATAATATAATCCTGTATTAATAATTATTTTATAACTGGCCGCTATGGTATCACAACGGCCAGCAATAACAACAACTATTGACCGTTGACTATCAGTATATAAACTTTTTGCTCTATCATCTTGTATGCCTCTGTGTGTTTGTTGTCTTGATGGTGCCATTGTATCAGCCTGTGCAACCCTGTCAACAACTATTTGCAATTAATTTACCCTGTGTCGCAAACAGATAAGCATGTCGCTAACTGATAAGCCTACCTTTTATACTATGCGCGCACGCGTAGCAATAATCATGCCAACTATTTACCTGTGCAATTCCTGTGCCAACTTGTGTCTACTTGAGCCATGCAATATCTGTGCCATAGGTACCCTATTGCGTCCCCACACTTGCCCTGTGTACAACCTGTGGATAACTTATGTTCCACATGGAACCTAGCCCTGCCTGTGGATAACTTGTGTAAAACCTGTGGATAACTTAGGGGACGGGGGGGCCGCTGGGCTTCCGGCTGTATCAGGGGTACCCTCCAGTATACAAAAAAGTAGCAATTTGGGATTAATGGTGTATAATTAGGTCTGACCTGTATATACATGTGTAGACATAAGCCCTTGATTAGCTTAAATAAACCTTGACACCACCTGTGATAGCCTTTAGTTATTAAAGGGACGGCCCTTATGTATAAATATGTTGACATTAGTAAAGAAAAGACTTGACTTTTGGTTAAAAAGATGGTATAATTTATAGTATAACTAAAGAGATAAAAGCAACCTCGCGCCTTAAGTACCTTAAGCAAGTTTAGGATTGATCTTTAAATAATAATTAAAGAATATTCTAAAGTATACTTAAGTATCCTTAAGATAACTAGGAGTAGACTTTGAGTAGTAAAGAATCAAAGGTTAGTCAGCCCGCAAAGCGGGTTGGGCGACCAAAGAAGACAGATATAGTGTCAAAAACCAACGGTAAGCGTAAGGCAGTAGGCCGACCCAAGGGTGACGCAGCGACAATTAACGAGTACAAGGCTAGGATGCTGGCCTCTCCTAAGAGTAGGAAGGTACTAGACTCGATATTGTCAGCAGCTTTGGACGATGACCATAAGAATCAAGCAGCGGCATGGAAGCTCTGTATGGATAGGTTACTACCTGTCAGCTATTTTGAGAAGGATAAGGTCAACGGAGGCAAGAGTGCTATCAATATCTCTATTACGGGAGTTGGTGGGGAGACTACTGTCATATCCGGCGGCGACCAAGAAGAAGAACCCATTGAAGGGGATTATACCGATGTATAACATCAACAACGATTTAGATTACTTCACTAGAGAAGAGTTTGCTTGTCAGTACACAGGCGAGAACGAGATCAGTGATAATCTACTACTGAAGTTAGATTTGTTAAGAGCTAGGTGTGCATTCCCCTTCGTCATCACGAGTGGTTATAGATCAGAAGACCACCCAATCGAAAGAAAGAAGGAGAAAGCAGGAACTCATGCCCAAGGAATTGCAGCGGACATTAAAGTTAGTAACGGGACACAGAGGTACACAATTGTTGAAGAGGCCATTAAGATGGGCTTTACGGGAATTGGAGTTGCTAACGGTTTTGTGCATGTTGACATCCGCAATCTTGACGGTAACGAGTCTCCTGTAATGTGGTGCTACTAGCTTGGCTGATTTAAAGGTTGAGTTACTCCCTTGGCAGCAAACAGTATACAACGACAAGACTCGCTTTAAGGTTATTGCCGCTGGCAGACGTACAGGCAAGTCCCGTCTAGCTGGATGGGCGTTAATCCTTAACTGTTTGTCAGCTAAGAAAGGTCAGGTGTTCTATGTTGCCCCTACACAGGGTCAGGCTAGGGACATCATGTGGCAGATGCTACTGGAACTAGGGCATAGTGTCATAGCCTCTAGTCATGTCAATAACTTACAGATCAAGTTCATCAACGGTGCTTTGCTAACCCTAAAGGGTGCAGATAGACCAGAGACTATGCGAGGTGTTAGCCTCAAGTTCTTGGTTATGGATGAATACGCCGACATGAAGCCAGAAGTGTGGGAGCAAATACTACGTCCTGCTCTTGCGGATCAGAAGGGTGATGCGATGTTCATTGGTACGCCAATGGGTCGTAACCACTTCTACGACTTATACCAGTACGCTAGTGTGTCAAAAGATGATACGTTTGTTGGTTATCACTTCACTAGCTTCGACAACCCACTGCTAGACCCTGAAGAGATTAAAGCTGCTGAGAAGTCTATGTCAGCCTTTAGCTTCCGTCAGGAGTTCATGGCATCCTTTGAGGCTCACGGTAGTGAACTGTTTAAAGAAGAAGATGTTAAATTTAGCGAAGAAGAGCCAAAAGATGGTGATTACTACATTGCTGTCGATTTGGCAGGCTTTGCAGACGTACAGAAAGTCACTACCAAGACTAAGCGCCTTGACCAAACAGCTATATCTGTTGTTAAAGCGGGCGTGGAGGGCTGGTGGGTTGCTGACATCATACATGGGCGATGGGGCGTTGAAGAGACCGCACGAAAGATTTTCGGAGCGGTAGACAAGTATAAGCCACTTGCGGTCGGTATCGAGAAAGGAGCCTTAAAGAATGCAGTGCATCCATATCTAAATGATCAGATGAAGCAGAACCAACGCTTCTTTAGAGTAGAAGAGCTTACCCACGGTAACAAGAAGAAAGTAGATAGAATTGTATGGGCGTTGCAAGGACGCTTTGAACATGGCAACATCAGTTTAAACAAAGGTAAGTGGAATAGTCAGTTTCTTGACGAGTTGTTCCAGTTCCCTAATCCATTAGTCCATGACGACTTGATAGACTCATTAGCATACATAGACCAGTTAGCCAAGGTTTCCTATGCTTTTGACTATGAAGAAGAGGACTACGAATACTTAGATAAATACGCGGGCTACTAACTATGCTAGAAGATAATGAAGGTTTTGCTACCGAACA